GCATCAGAGGATAGTTACATAACTATGGTTGATGGTGGTGCTGTAACTTTATTTCACGATAACAGTTCTAAACTAGCTACAACAAGTTCAGGTATAGATGTAACAGGTACAGTAACTTCTGATGGAGCAGACATAGATGGTGCTGCTGTATTTAATGAGTCTAGTGCTGATGTAGACTTTAGAGTTGAATCGAATGGACAAACTTATGCTTTATTTGTTAATGGCGGTTTAGATAATGTTGGTATAGGATATTCCTCAGAACCTACAGCTACTTTACAAGGATTAAATATTCTTACTGGTGGCGGTAATGGTGGCATACAGTTAAATAGAGAAGTAGGTGGTAATCCTAGCAATGGAGAAACTTTAGGTTCTTATGGTTGGAAAGGACAAGATGGTGCTAATAGTAATGCTGCTGCCGAAGCATCTATAGTAGCTATTGCTGCTGAAAACCATAGCGGTAGTACAGCAGCTACAAGTATGTTCTTTAATACAAAACCAGCAGGAACAGGTCCTGGTTCAGCTCCAACAGAACGAATGAGGATTACTTCAGCAGGTCGTGTAGGTATCGGTACTGACACGCCTGACGCACCTTTTGTTGTTTCTAATGCTGGTGCAGCAGGTATGGAGTTCCATCCAGAAATAGATACAGATACTAACAGACTAACCAACTACGACAGAACAGCTAATGCTTATATGAACTTTAGAGTTAATGCTTTAACTCATCAATTTTATTCTTCTGCTAGTGAGACTGTTCGTATTGATTCTTCAGGCAATATACTTCTTAATCAAACCACTTCACTTATTGCAGGTAATACCTCAGATGGTTCTGATAACAAATCAGTAATGGTTAATGGTGGTGGAGCTGCTTCCGATTCTAGAGGTGCCTATGTATGGGCAAAAGGAAATGAGTTTTCTAGTGAAAGCGGTTTTTTAAGACTTAATGCAGGAAACGTAAGTGGTGCTGCTATAGCATTTAATACTGGTGGCTCAGAAAAAATGAGGATTGAGAATGGTGGAGATGTTGGAATTGGGACTACGAATGCCGAACAAAAGGTACACATCGTAGATACCAGCAATCCTGGCAATGATACTGGCTCAGTAATTATTGAAGGTCGAAGAGATGGTACTGCTAATTTATTAGAATTAAGAGCAAGAGATAATGGTCATCCAAGTAATGCCTTACCAGATGGGCAAGGTGGCATTATGAGATTTACAGGTTTCGATGGTACCGATTTTGAAGAGTTAGCGTTTATTGGTGCTCAAGCAGATGGACAAGATGTAGCAAACGGAGATTCACCTGGCAGATTAATATTTGGAACCACTGCCGATACCGATGGTTCAGCTTCAACAAGACTTAAAATAGAAAGTCAAGGTAACGTAGTGCTTGAAGATGGTGTTCCTTTCCATGTTGATACTGGTAGAGCGGGACCAAACATATCTGTTGGAACAAGTTTTGTAACTATGATAGATTTTTCTACATTAGGAGGTACAAACCCAAGTAGAGGTTTTTATCTAGTAACAGCAGTTAGAGAGGGTGCAAGTGTTGGTACATCCATCGTTTGTTTAGTAGGAGTTTCTTCTAGTAGCTTGTGTATTATTTACGATACAATCTCTTCTAGTGGTTTGACAGCTCAAGCATCTGGAGCAACTTTCCAAATTAAACAACCTTCTGGTGGTGCTGTAAATTGTCACGCTACAGCAATACCAATATCAATTCATGGTCGAGATTAATAAAAATAGGAGTAAATTATGGCAGTAACTGTAGAACAAGCACAAGCGGTGCAATCAGTATATGTTCAAAGAAAATATCACTATGAACAAAAAGCAGATAAATATATGATTAAGTATCAACTAGGTCAATGCACAAAAGCAGAGTGGGAGGCAAAAAGACAAGAAGTTAAAGATATGCTTCCTTATCCATCTGGTATAGATAAAACAGAAGCATTAGATAAAATTTGTGAATTAACCAGTTGGACATATAGCAGTTAAGGAGAAATAATATGGCAATATCTTATACTTGGGATGTAAGCAAATGTGCAACATACCCATCAAAAAGCGGAAAATCTAATGTAGTACATTGTGTACATTGGAGATTAATAGCAAGCGATGATGCAAACAACGATGCAGATGGCAATCCACAAACAGCAGAAGTTTATGGTTCGCAAGCTCTAGACATTAGCGATTTATCTAATTTTACAAATTGGTCTAGTTTAAACGCTTCAACTGTTCAAGGTTGGGTTGAGTCAGCATTAGGGTCTAACGAAGTTACAGCTTTAAAAGCTGGTTTAGATGCACAAATAGCTGAAAAAATAAGCCCATCAAGTGTAATAAGACAATTAAGTAATTAATTTGATATACTATAATATTAAGTGAGGTATTAATATGGATGATAAAAATATTGTAATAGGTTGTTTAAATTTAATTGATCTTGGCTCTCAAAGAGGAGCATGGCAAGGTCCAGAACTAGCTAACGTAGGAGCATTAAGAAATGCTTTGGTAGAAATAGCAAAAACATTTCCTGAAATTAAAAATGAGGAAAAGGTAGAAACAAATGAAACAGAGAATAAAAAAAGTTTGGGAAGCGATAAAAAATAGCTGGAACAAACTAAAAGCAAAAATAGTTAGTATTTTCAAAAAAGAAAAAAAATGAAAAATGCTGCTGAAAAAATAGCAGCACATGAACGTGAATGTGCTATACGCTACGAAAATATTGAAAAAAGACTAGAAGATGGCTCAAAACGATTTGATCGTCTAGAAGCTATGTTGTGGGCTGTGTATCCATTTATTATTGGTGCACTTATAGTTAGTGAGTATTTATCGTGAGTAGAGCAAAAAAAACAGTAACAAGAGTTGCAGAAAAATTAAAAAAAGCTAGTAAAGCTCATGCACAACAAGCAAAAACTTTAGATGCTATTAAGTTTAAAAAAGGCGGAAAAAGTAAAAGAAAAAGTAAAAGCAGAGTTAATGAAGCAGGTAATTATACAAAACCTAGTTTAAGAAAAAGATTATTCAATTCAATTAAAGCAGGAAGCAAAGGAGGCAAGCCAGGTCAATGGTCTGCTAGAAAAGCTCAAATGCTTGCAAAAAAATATAAGGCTTCAGGTGGCGGCTACAAGTAGTGTTGAGATAAAAGGAATTCAAATACCAACATCTAAACATCCTGAAGTAATAAAACTAAAAAAATCAAATAATGTTCATTCCATGCATGGTAATAAAGTATGGAACTCATCATTAGTATTAATTGATGCTTTAAATCAATACGATATAGTAAATACCAAAGTAGCAGACTTAGGATGTGGATGGGGTGCACTATCTTGTTATCTACAAAAACAAGGTGCTAAAGTTACTGGTTATGATTCTGATATATCTGTAAAACCATATTTTGAATTAATGTCAAAGTTAATGGATGTTAATCCAAAGTTTGTGCATAAAGATATATTTGATGAAGATTTACCTATGACATTTGATAGTTATGTTGCTTGTGATGTTTGTTTTTGGGATAAACATATAGAACATTGGATCACTTTAATTGAAGAACTAGCATACAACAATAAACAATTATTAATGTGTGATCCTGGTAGAGAAACATTTTGGAAGTTGTTAGAAAATTGTCAAGTACCACATACAGTGCAAAGACAATTTATAAAAAAACCAAGAGAAACAGATTCGTATATAGTTATATTTGGAAGTTAAATGGCATTAAAAAAAACACAAAAAAGTTTAAAAAGATGGACAGATCAAAAATGGACTACAGCTAGTGGTAAAAAATCTAGCGAAACAGGTGAAGTATATGCACCAAAAAAAACTATAGACAAATTAAAATCAACACCTAGTGGTAGACGAAAACTTTCAGCAGCAAATAAAAAGAAAAGAGCTGCAACTAAAGCAGGCAAACAACACGCTAGGCATGGTTTGCATAAAGGCAAAAGAAGATAATGTACGAATATAAATGTGAAATATTAAGAGTAGTAGATGGAGATACAGTTGATGTAATTATCGATTGTGGTTTTGATATATATCATAAAGCTAGAGTTCGTATGTATGGCATTGATACACCAGAGTCAAGAACAAGAGATTTAGATGAAAAAGCTAGAGGTAAACTTGCAGCACAATATATTATCGATCATATAGATAATGGTGATGAAGTTGTTATAAAAACTGAAAAAGATGGCAAGGGCAAATTTGGCAGGATACTAGGAAAAATATTTATTGATGGTAAGAATATTAACCAGTCTATGATTGATGAACATTTAGCAGTAGAGTATTTTGGACAAAGTAAATCTGCCATAGAAAATGAACATCTTGTAAATAGACAAATACTTATTGATGAAGGTAAGTATAGTCCAGTTGAATAATGGATGATGTAATAAGAATAATAAATGAAGTTGGTTTTCCAATAGCTGCAGCAGCAGGTTTAGGTTATTTTATATGGAAACTAATAATGCGTATTATTGATGGTATGGAAACTAAACTAGATACATTAGATGATAAGCAAGCTGAACTTATAGCTAATATGGAAGAGAGATTAGGCACAAAACTAGATGCACAACATGGTATTTTAGTTGCATTAATAGATAGAGTTCGTAGTTTAGATAATGAAATAATTAGACAAGATACTTTAATTAAAACAATTTTAGGAGTGCCACAACTTATTGATAGCAATAAGATAGCAAAGGCAGATAGAGATGATCAAAGAAAAGACTAAAAAACAATTAATTCAAGAAGAAAAAGAAAAAGATTTAATTATTAAAATAATAGGAGTTATTGGAATAATACTTTTTCTAGGTATATTTGTGCAAAATGTTCGTGCAGACGAATTAACATTTAAATTTAAATCACCATCTTTTAGTGGCATAGGTACATCAGCACATTACTTAACTATAGATAATCAAGAATATACTAGAAGAGAAGCTGTAAAAGCAGAAATAAAAGCTTTAAAAGAGGCAGCAGAAAGAGAAGAGGAGAATACAACTCTTGCTAGATTTATTCGTAATTTTGAATCAAGAATTTTTGCTCAATTATCTAGACAATTAGTTGAACAATTATTTGGAGAAAATCCAGCTACAGAAGGTAGCTTTACGCTGTTTGATAATATTATAACTTGGACATCAGATGGAACATATATCACATTAACTATTTACAATACACTAGATGAAAGCACTACTGAAATCACTATACCTATTGGCGACTTTGGCTTTGGTAGCTAGTTGTGCATCTGTATCAAAATATAATTTACCATGTGTTACAAATCCTGACCAAGACTATAAAGACGTAGTAACTATAGTAAGCAAAGCAGAATGTTTTTCAGCAGAAGCTTTTGTTAATGAACCAGTTACAGAAGCAATAAAAAACATACCAGAAGCAAAAAGAAAACCTGTAGTAGCAGTATATAGATTTCAAGATCAAACAGGTCAAAGAAAATCTATAGATGGTTATGCAAGTTTTTCTACTGCTTTAACACAAGCACCGATAAATTATTTAATAAGAGCTTTAATGCAATCAAATTTTTTTGTTGTTGTTGAGAGAGCTGCTTTTGAAGCCATAACTAGAGAAAGGCAAATAATAAGATCAGGCAGAGAAAAATTTAATGATGACACAAAACAATTACCTTTGTTGTTTGCTGGCATTATTATTGAAGGAGATATAGTTGATTACAATACTAATCTTCAAACAGGAGGAATAGGTGCTAGATACCTAGGCATAGGTTCTTCCAAACAATATAGAGAAGATACAATAGTTGTTTCACTTAGACTTATATCTGTAAGCACAGGTGAAATTTTATTAGAAACATTAACTTCTAAAACTATATTGTCTGTAGCAGTATCAAATGATGTATTTAGATATATAGAAGACTATACAAAACTTGTAGAGTTTGAAACTGGTAGTGCTATGAATGAAAGCAAATCTATTGCTATACAAGCTGCATTAGAAACTGCAGTTGTAAATATTATTAATTTAGGTATTGAAAAGGATTTTTGGGAGTTTAATGAATAAATATTTTTACTCAATTTTATTTTTATTATCTTTATCAGTAATAGCTGATAATGAAATATATATTGATCAAACAGGTAGTAATGCCTCTATAGACTTAGAACAACTTGGTAGCTCTAATATTATTGGAGGTACTAATGCTGTTTCTGGAACTATGACTAAAGCCATATTAAATGGCGGTACTATGACGCTTGATATTAATCAAATTGGTTCTTCTAACCAGTTTTTAACTGGAGGATTATTTGGTTCTAACCTTACAGGTTTTTTTGAATTTGATGGTGACTCTAATATATTTGATATTGATTTAGATACAACTGGTTTAAATGGTGCAGATTATGTTGATTTAAATATTGATATAACAGGATCAAGTAATGATTTTGAATTAGACTTAGGTCAATCATCTGCTGTAGATTATCTTAATTTAGATTGGATTATAGATGGTGATAGCAATGAATTTGATTTTGATATTGACTATGAATATGCAACTAATTACATAGATATGCTAGGTGATAGTAATGTCGTAAATTTTACAGGTAGTGGTTATGGTGCATCTTCAAGTGATGCAGGATATTTCTATTTAGATTTAACAGGTAGTTCTAACACATATAACATTACACAATCTTCTACTTTAGCAGCAGATTGGCTTAAAATAGAAAGTAATGGATCAAATCAAAATATTTGTATTATTCAGTCTGATGGTGGTACCTCCACTTCATGCTAATAGTATAGGAGATATTACAGAACTAAAAGGTTATGCTCGCATTGTTAGAGATGCACCATATCCTGCTGAATTAAATTTTGATATAAATTCGTTTGATAATGTACAAACTGCTAATGGTAGAGTTGGCATTACATTTATAGATGATACTCAGGTACGACTCACAGAACACTCAAAATTAATTATTAACGAGTATATATTTAATCCTGATCCAGCAAAATCTAAAATGGATTTATCGTTTGCAAGTGGAACTATAAGATTTGTTTCTGGCAGCGTAAACAAATTAAATAAAAAAAATGTAACGCTACAAACTCCAAGTGCTGATATTGCAATTTTAGGCACAGACTTTACTGTTACTGTAAATGAATTAGGTGAATCATTAATAATACTTTTGCCTGGATTAGATGGACTGGCAAGTGGTGAAATAATAGTATCTACAGCTATAGGACAAGTTACATTAAATAAACCATATCAAGCTACAACAGCTACTATGTATGAGCAACCACCTAGTAGTCCTATAACATTAGATATAACTTTAGAGTTTATCGACAATATGTTAATTGTTAATCCTCCTAAAGAAAAAATTACTTTAGAAGAAAGACAAGAAACACGAACAAAAGATTATTTAGATTTTACAGATTTAGATATAGATTTTTTAAACGAAGATTTATTAAGTTTAGATGAAGACTTTGAATTTTCAGAATTAGATATTGATTATCTTGATGTTAACTTTTTAGAAGATTTATTAGATGTTATTGATGATTTGCAATTTGAAGAGGAAGATCAATTAAATCAATTTGTAAGTTCTGTTCCAATTACTGGTACAGCACTAGGACAAGATATTGAAACGCAAATAACAACTATTTTACAAGGCGATGAAATAAAAATTATTCGTAATGTAAATCAATATGTAACATTAGATTTAGATGCAGACCAAGCATATTCTGTAATAATAATACAAGATGGTGTTTCTAAAGCTATAACTATTAATAATGGTGGATCATCAACGATACGAATAACACAAGGATCAGGATGAAGAAACATATAATATATTTATTAATAGTTATAAGTTTCAGTTATAGTTTATTTCAAAATTTTAGTTTTGTTGAAACACTTAAATTAAAAACATTTGATGTATTTGTAAAAAAACAATTACCATCTGACAACTTTGTTATATTAAATATAACAGATGAAGATGTCAGAGCTAATGGTGGTTATCCTTTTCCTCGTAAAGATTTAGCACAAATACAAGTAGACTTAATTAATGAAGGTGCAATAGGTGTTGGATGGGTAATTAGTTTCGTAGATGCAGATAGATTTAATGGAGATCAAATATTTGCAAACTATTTAAATTATATACCTACAGTAGTTGCAACATTTGAAACAGACAATAATTTAATTCCTCCTACAACAGGCACTGTTATTTTAGGACAAGACGTAGATGGCATAGAAGCAAAAGGGTATATGCCAAACATAGATTTAATTGCAAATAATGCATATCAAGGATTAGTTTCTGCACCAGTTGATAGTGATAATCTTCTCAGAAAAATTCCTTTATTGTATAAAACTAACGAAGGATGGACTCCATCTTTCGCCACACAAGTATTAAAAGTATTAGCTGGTGCAGACACTTATATAATAAAAACTAACGAATCAGGAATACAAGAAATATCAGTACCTGGTATACCACCAACACCTTTAGATAGTTTAGGTAGAAAATGGATTAGTTGGGTTGATACACCACAAACAACATTAGAAGAAATGGATGTTGCAGGTAAGTTTGTTTTTGTTGGCGTAACAGCAAAAGGGGTAATGCCACAAATAGCTGTACCCACAGGACTTGTTTATCCGCATCATGTTCAAGCTGCATTAGCTGAATCAATTTTAATACAAGATAGTCCATATATACCTAACTATTCTTTATTAGCAGAATTATTAATATTATTTGTTACAACACTATTAGTATGGATTGGTCTTAATACGTTTAGATTAGGATATGGTTTAGCAGCTTTTATTCTTGTTCTATGTGGAACATCATATTTTGGAATACATTTAATAAGGAGTGGACTTTTAATAGATGTTACCTGGGCTTTAATAGCTAGTTTTTTTACAGGAGCTACAGCTTTTTATTTAAATTACAAAGAGCAATATAAATTAAGGCAACAAATTAAAAAACAATTTGAACACTATCTTGATCCAAGACAAGTTAAAAAATTACAAGATAATCCAGAACTTTTAAAATTAGGTGGTGAACGTAGAAATTGCACATTCTTATTTACAGATGTTAGAGGATTTACTGCATTATCTGAAAAATTAGAGCCAGAAGAAGTTACAAAAATTATGAACAAAGCTTTAACTATTCAAGCAGATACAGTTAAATTTTATGATGGAATGGTAGATAAGTATATCGGAGATGCAATGATGGCTATATTTAATGCACCTATAGATATGCTTCATCATGAACAAGCAGCAATACTTTGTGCAAAAGAAATACAAGATAAAATTAAAATGGCTGATCTTGGCGTTGAAATTGGTATAGGTATCAATACTGGTAAAGCTGTTATTGGAAATATGGGAAGCGATACAAGATTTGATTATTCTGCTATTGGTGATGCAGTTAATCAAGCTGCACGATATGAATCAGCTACAAAAGATGTTGGAGTAGATATAATTATAGGTGAAGAAACAGAAAAATATTGTGGCTTACATCTAAAAGAACTTAAACCTATAATGGTAAAAGGTAAATCAAAACCTTTAAAAATATTTACTGTGAGGTAACTTATGAAAAATTTATTAAAAGATATTGTAGGTGCTGTAGCACCAAGTTTAGGAACAGCATTAGGCGGACCACTAGGTGGTATGGCAAGTAATGTTATATGTGAAGTTTTAGGTTGTGATAATAATTCTAAAGCAATAGATAAGGCAGTACAAAATGCTACACCTGAACAATTGTTAGAATTAAAAAAAGCTGAAAAACAATTTGAAATTCAGATGAAAGAGTTAGATGTAGATTTATTTGCATTAGAAACTGCAGATAAACAAGATGCTAGAACAAAGTTTAGCAAAGATTGGACTGCAAGAATAATAGGTATATTTACTGTTGGTGGTTTTTTAGGCTATATATTCTTAGTTACATTACAACCACCAGAACAAAACTCAGAAGCTTTAATTAATTTGGTTTTAGGTTATTTAGGAGGATTAGCAAGTGCTATCATATCTTTTTACTTTGGTGCGTCCAATTCGGACAAAGGAGAATAAAATGAATATATCAGAAGAAGGTAAATCATTAATTAAAAAATTCGAAGGTTGTAAATTAGAGGCATATCTTGATGCTGTAAATGTTCCTACAATTGCATACGGCAGAACTAAAAATGTAAAAATGGGTGATGTTTGCACACAAGAACAAGCAGAAGAATGGCTTGATGAAGAACTTTATGAATACGAAGGTTATGTGAAAGATCAAGTAAATGTAAATTTAGAACAATATCAGTTTGATGCATTAGTATCATGGGTATATAACTTAGGTCCAACAAATTTATCTAAGTCTACTTTGCTTAAAGTATTAAATGATGGAAAATATAATGATGTTCCTGCACAAATAAGAAGATGGAATAAAGCAGGTGGTAATGTTTTAGAAGGACTTACAAGAAGAAGAGAAGCTGAAGCTTTACTATTTCAGGATAAAGAATGGTATGAGGTGTAACTTTGGCTTTACAGAAATTTGTATTTAAACCAGGAATCAATAAAGAGGGAACTAATTATTCCAATGAAGGTGGTTGGTTTGATGCAGACAAAATAAGATTTAGAAAAGGTAGACCAGAAAAAATAGGTGGTTGGTCTAAAAATAGTAGCAATACTTTTATCGGCACTTGTAGAAAAATACATATATATAAAACAGCAGTACAATCACAATATATTGCTTTAGGCACACATCAAAAACTGTATGTCAAAGAGGGTACTACTTATCATGATGTAACACCTATTAGAGTAACAACTTCAGCAGGTGATGTAACATTTTCTGCATCAAATGGTGATGCAACAATTACAGTTACTGATTCATCACATGGAGCAGTACAAGGTGATTTTGTTACATTTAGTGGTGCAGCTTCACTAGGTGGCAATATTGTTGCTAATGTTTTAAATCAAGAATATCAAATAGCCACCATAGTTAATACAAATTCATATACTATTGAAGCTAAAGATACAGATGGCAATACAGTAACTGCCAATTCTTCAGATTCAGGTAATGGAGGATCATCAGTTGTTGGTGCCTATCAAATTAATTCAGGTTTAGATGTATATGTTAAATCAACTGGTTGGGGTTCTGAAAGTTGGGGAACTAGTGGATGGGGTTCAGCATCAGCTTTATCACTAACTAATCAATTAAGATTATGGAGTATTGATCATTTTGGCGATGATATTATTGCTTGTCCAAGAGGAGGAGCATTATATTATTGGGATGAGTCTAGCGGACTTACTACAAGAGCAGTAGCTGCAAGCACTAGAGCTGGTGCAAGCAATGTACCAACAGCAGCATTTCAAATTATGATGTCTGATGTAGATAGACACGTTATAGCTTTTGGTTGTAATCCTATAGGATCATCAACTATTGACCCGTTATTAGTTCGTTTTTCAGATGCAGAAAGTGCAGTAGATTGGACACCAACAGCAACTAATAGTGCAGGTGGTGTTAAATTATCATCAGGCAGCACTATTGTAGGAGCATTACAAACAAGGCAAGAAACATTAATTTGGACAGATGCAGGCATTGTATCTATGCGTTTTGTAGGTGCACCATTTATATTTAGTTTTAATGAAGTAGCAAGTGGTATGTCAATGGCATCACCTAATGCTGCAGCTACAGCAGGTGGTACAGTATTCTTTATGGATAATGGAGCTTTCTATCAATATGCTGGTTCTGCACAAAGATTACCTTGTACAGTTTTGGATCATATATTTGGTGATTTTAATAAGGAACAAGCATATAAAATTTTTGCAGCACCTATACCTGATCACAATGAAATAATATGGTTTTATCCTAGTGCTGATTCTACAGAAGTAAATAGATATGTTATTTATAATTATTTAGAACAGTCTTGGAGTATAGGAACAACTAATGATGGTTTTGTTAGAACTGCTTGGAATCCTGCTTATGAATTAAATTTTCCAGTAGCAGCAAGCAAAAATGATACATCTAATAATAACTATTTATATAACCATGAAAATGGACATAGTGCAGATGGCAGTACGTTTACAGCATTTGTAGAATCATCTGATTTCGATCTTGATCCTAATGGTGAAAGATTTATGTTTGTATCAAAAATTATTCCAGATTTACAATACAGAGGATCATCAGACACAGGTAATACAGTAACATTTACAATAAAAGGTAGAGATTATCCTTTACAAGATTTGTCTACTTTATCAACAATTAATGTTACACCTAACTCTACATTTACTAATGTTAGAGCAAGAAGCAGGCAAAGTGCTATCAGAGTAGAAGATTCTTCTGATAACTTTAGTTGGAGACTTGGTGATATAAGATTAGAATTAAGACAGGATGGTAGAAGATAATGGCAGGGAAAACAGCAATACCCTTACCCATAGCAGATCAAGAATATAATCAAGAAAACGAACTAATTACTAGAAGATTAGTTGAGCAAGCTATACAAGATATAAACTCTGATATTGGATCAACACAAACTTTACAACAATCCAATGTAAGTAAAGCAATTAAAAGACATCAGTTTTTATTAATGGGAGCAAGCAGTGTCTGATAATTTAAAAGTATTAGGTCAAGTAGCTCCATCAGCAACAACAGAAACAACTTTATATACAGTACCAGATAAAACACAAACAACTGTTAGTTCGATAGTAATATGCAATCGTTCTGGTTCTGCAAGAACATATAGAATAAATGTATCAGTTGAAGGTGCAACTACTAGCAACAAAGAATATTTATTTTATGATAAATCTATAGCAGCAAATGTAAGTGAAGCTCATGTAATAGGTATAACTTTAAATCAAACAGATGTTATTAGAGTTTATGCTAGCACTGGAGATTTGAGTTTTAATTTATTTGGATGTGAAACACTAGAGGAAAGATAATGGATATAAGACAACAAACTAAAAATGTAGCAGCACAGGGTCGTTATGGTGACTCTATGCTTTTACACGTTAACCCTGCAGAAGTTAGGGGTTTAGCCTCAGCTATGCCAATAACAATAAATCCTGAAACAGGACAACCTGAAGCTTTTTTACCTTTCTTGGCACCCATACTTGGATCAGTGTTAGGACCAAGTTTATTTGCTGGTTTGGGTGCTACAGGAGCTTTAACTGGATTAGCTGGTTCAGCTCTAGGTTCTGGTCTTGCACAATACGCAGTAACAGGTGATCTTAAAAAAGGATTACTAGCTGGATTAACAGGTTATGGTGTTGGTGCTGCATTACAAGGTGCAGGAGCAGCAGCATCAGGTGCAGCAGAAGCAACACAAGCTGCAAGTACAGCAGCAGAATCAGCAGCAGCAGAAGCAATAGCATCAGGTGCATCAGATGCAGCAGTACAAGAAGCTGTTATGGGCAGTTTAGGAGAAACTGCTGCTAGTCAAGCTGCAGCTCAAACATTTGCAAACCCAGTAACAGGAGCTGTACAAAACCTACCATATAATATTGCACCATCAGCAGTAGAGGCAGGTGCACAAGCAGCAGCAAGTCCTACAGCATTTCAAAATTTACAATCAGCATTTACTGCACCAGGAACTATAGACCCAGCTACAGGTGCAATAGTTGAAGGATCACAAGGATTTAGTTTAGGTGCTGGCGGAAGTAATTTATTACAAGGTGCATTGCAACCATCAGCCTATATACCTGCAGGAGTAGGTATGGGCGGTACAGCTATCATGGAAAGTCAAGAAGCG